TATGTTTATACTTCTGGTGTAGGTGGAACATTTAATAGAGCTGATCCAGTTCGTCCAGATAGTGCTCCAACTTTCTTCTTAAGAGAAGATGGAGATATGGGATCTCTTTCTGGAGATTATTATTTTAACTTGGCAGTCTATGTTGGTAATCAAGGATGGCTTGAGTTAACACCAATACCACAAACAGAATCTGTATTCCGTGATGGTGCATTAGGACCACAGGGTGATAAGGGTGAGCCTGGTGATAAAGGTATTAAAGGTGAAGTAGGTGAGAAAGGAATAAAGGGAGAAGATAATTCTACTAAGGGTCAAAAGGGTGAAGATAACTCTACTAAGGGTCAGAAAGGAGAACTAGCTGAGAAAGGTCAAAAGGGTGAAGTAGGACAAAAAGGTGAAGCTAATGATAAAGGTCAGAAGGGAGAAGTAGAGAAGGGTCAGAAAGGTGATGACAATTCTACTAAGGGGCAAAAAGGAGAAGTAGGACAGAAAGGTGAGAAAGGTGATGTAGAAGCACAGGGTAATAAAGGTCAGAAGGGAGAAGTAGAGAAGGGTGAAAAAGGTGAAGATAATTCAACCAAGGGTCAAAAGGGTGAAGTAGGACAGAAAGGTGAAGAAGGTGAGAAAGGACAGAAAGGTGATGTAGAAGCACAAGGTAATAAAGGTGATAAAGGTGAAGTAGGTGTCAAAGGAGAACCTAGTGATGTTAAAGGGCAGAAGGGTGATGATAACTCCACCAAAGGACAAAAAGGAGAAGTAGAAAAAGGAGAGAAAGGAGATACTGGAGATAAAGGTGAACCTAGTACTGTTAAAGGACAGAAAGGAGAAGATAACTCCACTAAAGGTCAGAAAGGTGAAGTTGGTGAGAAAGGAATAAAGGGTGAAGATAATTCAACCAAGGGTCAAAAAGGTGAAGAAGTTAAAGGACAAAAAGGTGAAGAATCTACTGTGCCTGGTGATAAGGGTAATAAGGGTGATCAAGGTGATAAAGGTAATAAAGGTCAGTTGGGTGCAAGAAATTATAATGTAACTGCTGGTAATTCAAGTGATTACACTATAGATGGTGCTAGTGATCCGACTCTTGAATTGATTAGGGGATTTACTTATACCTTTACTGTAAATGCAAGTGGTCATCCATTCTGGATTAAAACATCACAAGTTACTGGTACAGGTAGTGCATATACTTCAGGAGTAACAAATAATGGTACACAATCTGGTGTATTAACATTTGCTGTTCCATATGATGCACCTAATACTTTGTATTATATTTGCCAATATCATAGTAGTATGACAGGAACCATTAATATTAGTGGTCTTGGTCCTAAAGGTGATAAAGGTACTAAAGGTGAAATAGGACAGAAGGGTGATCAAGGGCAAAAAGGACAAGCTGGAGTAGGTGAAAAGGGAGAAAAGGGTGAAGATAACTCTACTAAGGGTCAAAAGGGAGAAGATAATTCTACTAAGGGTGAAAAAGGTGAAAAAGGTGATGTAGGGCAGAAAGGAACTACAGGTGTTGGGCAAAAAGGAGTAAAGGGTGAGACTGCAGATAAGGGTCAGAAAGGTGAGATTGGTGTAGGTCAAAAGGGAGAAACTGGAGAAGATAACTCTACTAAAGGTCAGAAAGGTGAGATTGGACAAAAAGGTGAGATTGGTGTAGGTGAAAAGGGACAAAAGGGAGTAGATAACTCCACCAAAGGACAGAAAGGTGAGATTGGTATAGGTCAAAAGGGTGAACAAGGAGAAGATAACTCAACCAAGGGTCAAAAAGGAGATACAGGTAGTACATCTAGTCCATCTGTTCCTTCTGGATCTACCATGTTGTTCTATCAATCTTCTGCTCCTACTGGATGGACAAAATCAACATCACATAATAATAAAGCACTCAGAGTTGTAAGTGGTTCTGGTGGTGGTTCTGGTGGTAGTCAATCATTTACTAGTGCTTTTCAAAATCATACTGTAAGTATTAGTGGTAGTGATACTGTAAGTATTAGTGATAGTGATACTGTAAGTATTAGTGGTAGTTTTAGTGGTAGCGATACAGTAAGCATCAGTGGTAATTGTACTGGACAACAGGTAATGTATGTTACTACCACTCAAAATTGGTTATCGATAGATCAGATGCCATCTCACACTCACCAATACCATAATCCAATTGGTACTTCTGGTGGACAACATGGATTTGTAGATACTCAAAATTCTGGTTCTTCAGGACAACCTAATACTCAGGCTAGGGGTGGCAGTAACTACCACACACACGCAGTTATAATGTATTATATTAATGGATCTAACTTCAGTTTCAGTGGCAGTGATACTGTAAACATCAGTGGTAGTTTTAGTGGCAGTGATACTGTTAGTATTAGTGGTAGTGATACTGTTAGTATTAGTGGTAGTGATAATGTAAATGTTGCAGTTCAGTATATTGATGTTATAATATGCACAAAGAATTAAATAATGTGTTATAATATGAATAAAGATTTAATATAATGAAGTTAGAACCAGGCAAATTCTGTCCTTTGATCGGTAAAGATTGTATTGGATTACAATGTTCTTGGTTCACTCAGGTTCGTGGAGTGAATCCACAAACAGGAGAAGAAGTTGATGATTGGGGTTGTGCTGTTACTTGGTTGCCATTAATGATAATTGAAAATTCAAATCAACAAAGACAAACTGGTGCTGCTATTGAATCTTTTAGAAATGAAACTGTGAAATCAACTATGAAAGCACAAGAGATATATCAAAGAGAGTTAGAATTACAAGCACAAGAAAGATTAATGCAATCTAGACAAATGAAAAATGTAACGGAGACAGAAGAATGAAATTAACAGTTGTTCCACCAGATAAAACTATAGTCATTGACAATGTTTCAGTACCTAATTGTACTCATGTTGATCTTTCATGGATTCCATCAGATGTTCATGGAATGTGTTTTGATACTACTACAGGAAAAGGTTTTATTGAATATGAAGAAGATGCTGTAGATGAAAATGGAGATAAAAAATGGGGTGAGAATATTACTGAAATAGGTATTTGGCAACAAGCAGTAACAGATCATGCGAATGAACAAACCCTTGCAACTGCTGCATATGAAGCATCAAGAGATCATTTACAGGAAGTAAAGGATTATAGAAATTGGTTGCTTGCTGTTAGTGATTGGACTCAAGGTAATGATTCTCCATTAAGTTCTAGTAAGAAAGCAGAATATGTAACCTATAGACAATCATTAAGAGATCTTCCAGCAACTATAGCAGCAGATTCTAACTTAACATCAAAAGCATTAGCAGATAATCATTCACATTCTGCTTGGCCGACAAAACCTTCATAAATGTGTTATAATAATTGAATCCAGAATAAATTGATATGAATATTATTGGTATACACGGTTCCTTAGATGTTGCTGGTGCAGGTGGTTGGAAAAATAAAGGTACATATGAAGATACAGTGCATGATGCTGGATGCACTTTATTTGTAGATGGAAAACATATTAGAAGTGTTGATGAAGAACGAGTATCTAGATTAAAACACGACGGAAGACTGCCATTAAAGGCAATAGATTATTGTCTTGGAGATCTTACTAGAGAAGATGTTGATGTAGTATGTTTTGCACCTACGGGTGTAGAAGATTGCAATTTTCAAATGATTAATAAAATTGCATCTCAAAAACTTAAAGGTCTTTTTCCCAATGCTAAATTATGGTTTGTTGGTCATCATCTATGTCACGCTGCCTCTGCTGTTTTTACTTCTCCTTTTAATAGTGGTAGTTTTTTAACACTAGATGGAATGGGAAGTTCTATGTGGAACTTTAATTTAGCCAATACACCTGAAGGTGAACATAATAGTATTGGATATTTTGATAAAAAGAAAAGAATATTCAGATTTTTTAGGATGCCATCATGGGGTTCGTTTTCAGGAACTAATGTTTTTGGTCAGTTTTATGGAGCTATAGCACTTCATATACAAAAGGATATTTACAGTGATGAACCAGAAAAGGCTTTTGAGGATTTCTTGAATTGTGAAGGTAAGATAATGGGATTATCTGCTTATGGCAAGGATAGGGGATATGATTGGCCTCAATATTGTACAGAAAATACTAGACCTTATGCAGCATCTCCTTTAGATGCTTTAGATGCATTTCAAATTGATAGGTATGAAATGGGTCTTCCTTATATAAATTTTCATCCTACTGGTGGAGTTGTTGAAAATATGTTAAAAATGAAAATTTCTCCAGCAGATAAGGCTTTCTTTGTACAAAAGCATTATGAAGAAGCTCTTTTATATTTAATTAAAGAACTTAGAGATGATTATCTTACGGATGATGTGTGTTTTGCTGGTGGTTGTTTTTTAAATATTACTGCTAATGATAAGTTAAGACCTTTATTCAAGAATATACATATTCCACCCAATACTAATGATTCAGGTATTCATTTTGGAGCAGCAGCTTGGGCAGCATATAGACTTAAATATGAGATTGAAATACCACACAATATTGCTCTTTTAGGTAAATCTTATAATGATAAAGAGATTGAAAAGGCAATAGGATTTAATGATTTGAAAAATATAGGAGAAATTAAATATATTAAGTATAAAGATTTTGATGAACTATGTGAAGTAGTTGCTAAGTATCTTGAGGATGATAAGATTATTGGATGGTTTCAAGGTAGATCTGAAGCTGGTCCTCGTGCTCTTGGATCTAGATCTCTTTTAATGAGTCCTCATAAAGAAGAAAATAAGGATATAATGAATAAGAGAGTTAAGCACAGAGAGTATTGGAGACCTTTTGCTGGTATAACTTTGGAGGGAAGTGGATATGAATCTTCCCCATATATGCTTTTTAATCATAAAGTATTAACTGATGATATTCCTGCTATCACTCATGTAGATGGAACATGTAGAATGCAAACAGTTGATGATGAGTTGAATTCTAAGATGAGTTCTTTACTTCGTAAATTAAAGAATCCAATATTATTAAATACATCGTTTAATGACAATAAAGAACCTATAATAGAAACTCCAGAAGATGCTATGAATGCATTTAAAAAGATGGATATAGATTATCTTGTTATTGGGAATTATATAATATCTAAATGATTGATATTGGTGTAGAGAATGTTAATAGTTCTGTAAGTATTTTTTATACTAATTTGCAAAATTATACTTATTTGAAGACGGATGTTTTAAATCATAGAAAAAAATATCCAGAAACTAATGAGACTAATGTAAAGTCATCATGGACAAGTTCATATTATACACATCACGAAACTGATAAATTTAATCCATTAATTGAAGAGGTGTGCAGTGTCTGTGAATTTATATCTTGTTCTTATTATAAGTTAGATAGTTCGTATCAACCTATTAATATGTGGGCAATGATGTATGAAGAAGGTGATTTTGCTATTAAGCATCATCATTTTCCTACTAGTGCATTTTCTTGTTGCTATTATATTGATGTTGAGGATGATTGCTCACCGATTATATTTGAAGATGAAACTAGCATCACACCAGAAAATGGATTGCTTTTAGTTTGGCCATCAATTTTATTTCATGAGATTCCACCCACTAAAGGAAAGAGAATGTGTATCTCTATGAATATTGACAAAATCCTTAGATTGTAGTATTATACAAAAAAGGAGTATTTTATGGATACTGAAGAGACCGTACAAGATATTATAGTTGATGTATGTAAAAAGAGAATTACCTTAATTAGTACTCAAGGTGAAACTAGATTTGTTAAATGCGAAAGCACAGAACAGTTTATGAGTGTGATGGAAGTCATTAAAGATAATGCTGATCCTGAGATGATTACTTATGTTGAACCAAAATTAACGACAGATCGGAAGGCTAAATAGAAACATAGAAATATTTTGGCCAATATTCTCCGATGCCTCTTAATAAATTAGAAAATTTTATAAAGAATAGTGAAGGACGCATTCTTTATGTAAATCCCAATGACCTTGATGCTACAGACGGTATTGAGAATCAGGGTAATTCATTAACAAAACCGTTTAAAACGATTCAAAGAGCACTTCTTGAATCTGCTAGATTTTCCTACCTGCGAGGGAATGATAATGATATAGTAGAGAAAACAACTATATTATTATTTCCTGGTGAACACCTTGTAGATAATAGACCAGGATTTGGTATTAGGGATGAGAATGGTGTAGCAAAGGCAGTTAGTCCTGCTGGAACAGAAAGTGGAGCACTTAATACACTAACACTTACATTAAATTCTAATTTTGATTTAACGCAAGAAGATAATTTACTTTATAAGTTTAACAGTACAGAAGGTGGTGTTATAGTTCCTAGAGGAACATCTATTGTTGGACTAGATTTAAGAAAGACTAAGATAAGACCTAAGTATGTTCCTAATCCTACTGATGATTTTGTAAAAACTGCTGCAATATTCAGAGTTACTGGTTCTTGCTATTTCTGGCAATTTACTATTTTTGATGGAGATGAGAATACTTTAGTATATACTGACCCACAAGATTTCAGTACAACTAATCAATCAAAACCAGTATTTTCTCACCATAAATTAACTGTATTTGCATATGCAGATGGTATAAATTCATTAGATAATTTTAGTGGATTAACTGATCTAGATGTTTACTATAGTAAATTATCTAATGCATATAACAGGGCATCTGGTAGAGAAATAGATCAGAAATTCCCAACAGAAAGAGAATCATTTGCCAAGCAAAGACCTGAGTATGAAATAGTTGGTGCTTTTAATTCTGATCGTATTCAGATTACAAGTATTATTTCAGGTGATGGTGCAACACCAGGACAAGTTGTTACAGTAACAACAGCAGTTCCTCATGAATTAACTGGTGGTACTCCTATCAAGATTGAAGGTGTTAATTGGGAAGAGTATAATATTTCAACAAAGGTACAGAATGTTTTAAATGATACTCAGTTCACTTATCTACTTTCATTTGTTCCTGCAAATTTAGCTGCTGGTCCTGCTAGTGGGTTGACTGCTGGTGGTGCAGAAGTTAGTGTTGAGGTTGATACTGTTAGTGGTGCATCTCCATATATCTTTAACTGTTCATTGAGATCTGTTTATGGTATGCAAGGTATGCATGCTGATGGATCTAAGGCAACAGGTTTCAAATCTATGGTTGTTGCCCAGTTTACTGGTGTCTCACTACAGAAAGATGATCGTGCATTTGTAAAATATCTTCCAGAGAGTAGATCTTATGAAGGTATTCAATATCAAAAACAAACTGGTGAATTATTATCATCTAAGTCATCTGCTCCTACTGAAGGACAGGTTTATCATTTAGATAAGGATGCTGTTTATAGAGATGGTTGGAAAACTGCTCACATTACACTAGAGAATGATGCTGTCTTCCAGATAGTTTCTGTGTTCGCTATTGGTTATCACATTCACTTCTATATGAAGTCTGGTGGTGACGCATCAATTACAAACTCTAACTCTAACTTTGGACAGTTTGCTCTTGCTGCTGATGGATTTAAGAAGGATGCATTTGCTAAGGATGATAAAGGATTTATTACTTCCATTATTGCACCAAAAGCAGTTGTTACTAATGAAGCACCTATTGAATTAGCACAACTTGATAAGTCAGTAAACAAAGATGCAAATAATCCTGAGAGATTATATATTTTAGGTCAGACAACTCAGAGTATTAAACCAACTGATGTTGCACAAGGATTCAGGATTGGTTCTAGATTTAATGAAAAGATTACTATTCCTATAGATGGTGGAACTGATTTACAGGCATATATTGTAATGCCATCTAAGGTAAGACCAAATGGTACTACAAATGAAAGCACTAGTTTCTCCTCAGAAAAAGCATATGAAGCAACCCATAATGATACTACAACTGGGGCTGCTACTTTAATTCATAAGTTAACAATGACAACAGCTCATCATTTGAATAATGGTGAGTCGATAAGAATTATATCTGAGAGTGGAGATTTACCTGAAGGATTAAATCCACACCAAGTCTATTATGCAATTACTGATGAAAAGAATGCAAGTAGACAAGATGGTTTAAGTCTAAATCAGTATGAAATACAAATTGCAGCATCAAGAACTAATGCTGAAAGAACAACTCCTGTATATCTTAAAACTATATCTAACCCTGCTGCAGGTTTACTAAAAATTCTTAGTAGAGTTTCTGATAAGCAACCAGGTGATTTAGGACACCCAATGCAATGGGATTCTACACAGAATAACTGGTATATGCATGTAGACTCTGGTACAAACACTTATACTTCAGAGGCAGTTTCAGCAACATCAGTGTTATCTGACGATGATGAGGAAATTCCATATATTGATAGAAGAAGTGATAATAGAAGTTTAGATGATAAACTTTATAAGGTTAGATATGTAATTCCAAAAGAATTGCAAAATGCTAGAGATCCTAATGATGGATTTGTAATTCAGGATTCTAGTTCTACTAATTCTAGATTTAATGAAGACTTTACTAGAGTATCAATTGGATCAACTGATTATGATTTCAATAGAAACTTAAGGTTTATATCTTATCTGACTTATAATCCTACAACGAAGATTGTTACTGTTAGATCTGATAAGAAGCATAATTTAAATGTTGGTGATCAGATAACAATTAAGAATATAATCAGTGATACTAATACTAATGGTGCTGCTGATCGTGGATATAATGGAATATTCTTAGTAAATAATGTTATAAACGATAAAACATTTGAATACAAGACAACTGATGTTTTAGGTATAGAGCATAATGTTGGAACTTGGACAAATGATACTCATACTAGGAACACAACCTTACCTAGATTTGAAAGAACAGATAACCAAGATAATCTATACATTTATAGATCAGAAACAATATCACCATATATCGAAGGTGCTCAAGATGGTGTTTTCCACTTATATGTTCTTAATGGTAATAATGCCATAGAAGAAGAGTTTACTGATTCAAAATATAATCAGGCAGTTACAGATCTTTATCCACAATTAGATAGAGATAATGTAAATGAGAACCCACAGGAAGCACAAACCTATGCAAAACGATTCCCAATAGGTGATGTTGTTACTAATGACCTTAAAAAGAGTATTACTAGAGAAACTACTAATAAGTTATTAAGTAACTTTGGTGTTTCTAATACTATTACTACGGTAAATGATAGTACGACAACTGCTATTTTAAATTTTGATACTGAACATGAGTTTAATGGATTAAGATATGCTACTACACTTGGGTCTGGTGGATCTAATTATGCTGATGGTACATATCATAATATAAAATTATTTGATGATGCATCTGCACCATCTACTGCTGTTTGGAAAGGTGCTACTGCATCAGTTACAGTTGCTAGTGGAGCAGTTACTTCATTCGAGATAACTGAACCAGGATCTGGTTATAAAGTTAGTGGTAATGCAGCAAATAACAATCTATTCTTTGATGCTTCTTTAGTAGATCAAGGTGGAATCAGTAGTGGAGGAGGTCCTGGTGCATATATCACTATCGCTGGTGATAATGTTAGTTCATCTGTAGGACATTATGTTCAGGTAACAGGTATTACTACTGGTACAGATCATTATTTCAGAATTAATGATGTTCCATCTACAAAGTCTATCAATATTAATAAGACTGCAAATGAACTTATTCTTGATGGTCAGCAAGTAATTGGATTAGGTGCTGTTGTTGATGTGACTTCAGCAGTTCAATCAAGCAATACTACTACTTTTGTTTGTAGTGCTGCTCATGGATTATTAGAAGGAAATAGATTTAGGGTCTTAAATTCTTCTGATGCAAATCTAGGTGATTATATAGTTTCAAAAGTTATTAATTTCTCTCAATTTGAAGCGATAACTTCTGCTGCTGGATTAACAGATCCTAAGTATATTCTTAAACATGGTCTATCTGCTAATGATGCACAATCTGGTAAGGGTGGAGAGAGTTTAGGAACTAGAGGAGTATCATTCTTTGGTAATGAGAATCTAAAGTTAACTGCTAATATTAATTCTACAGAAGATGAGATTCCAATTGCTTTACCTGATGGATCAACAACATCTGCATCTATTCAAGCAAGATTCCCATTAGGATGTTATATTCAAATTGAGAATGAGATACTAAGAGTTATTGATAAGACGATTCAAACTGGTGTTAAATTAAAAGTTATTCGTGGTGCATTAGGTACTATTGTTGATAACCATGTTATTGGACAGTTAGTAACTAAGATTAATCCACTTCCTGTTGAATTACGAAGACCATCTATTTTAAGAGCTTCAGGGCATACATTTGAATATCTTGGTTATGGTCCAGGTAACTATTCAACTGGTTTACCACAGGTTCAACTTAAGACTCTAACTGAAAGGGAAGAGTTCCTATCACAGTCACAAGAAACTTCTTGTGGTACTGTTGTTTACACAGGTATGAATGATAAGGGTGATTTCTACATTGGAAACACTAAGATTTCATCTGATTCTGGTGAACAAATAACATTTGATATTCCAGTTCCAACTGTAACTGGTGAAGATCCAAGTACACTTAGTGTTGTATTTGATGAAGTAATTATCAAAGAGAGATTACTTGTTGAAGGTGGATCTAATAATTCAATACTATCTCAGTTTGATGGTCCTGTTACATTCAACGGACCTGTTAGATTTAATAATAAGTTAGTAATAACTGATGAGTTTAATGTATTTGGTAAGGTTAAGTTTACTGCTCAAGATGATGTAGATAACTTTGATACTTGTCAGGGACCTTTAAGTGGAGCATTTGCTGTAACAGGTGGTGTTGCGATTGGTAAGAAACTACAAGTTCGTGATAAAGTTAAGATCTGTTCAACTGCTGATGATGCATTATCAACTGTTGGTGGTGTTGGTATTGGTGGAAAACTTGCTGTAACTGGGCAATCAGTATTTACTGGTAATACTACACATCAAGGTGGTATACATGTAGTAGATAATGAAGTTTTAACTCTTGGTGGAGCTGCTTCAGACTCTTATCTTGGTATATGGCACAATGTTTCTGGTACTACTCGCACCAATATTATTAGAGACAACAAACTCTCTAACATATATCTTCAGAGTGATGCCAATATTGAAATTGGTAATAAAGATAATAGTCAGCAAGGTTTAGTTTATACTGCTACTGAGGGTATTAAATTATTCCACGGTGGTGGACAAAGACTAGAAACTACCAGTGATGGTGTTAAGATTGGTGTTGTTGGTGAAACTGATGGTAATTTGGTATGTACTGGTGACATTACTGCCTTCGCATCTTCTGATGAAAGGTTGAAGGATAATATAGTACCTATTCCTAATGCTCTTGATAAAGTTCTTTCAATTAGTGGTAATACCTTTAAGTGGAATAATGGACTTAGTGCTACAGTGAATCCTAAAGCAGGGCAAGAAGATACTGGTGTTATCGCTCAAGAAATTGAGAAACTTGGACTTCCTGGTGTAACAACTGTTAGAGAAACTGGAACTCACGCTGTAAATTATGAAAAACTTGTTCCTCTTCTAATAGAAGCAATTAAGGAACTTTCAACTAAGGTTGATGCTTTATCTAATAAATAACTAAAAAATTACTATATAAATGGCTAATATTACAAAGGCATTCAATTTCCGTAATGGTGTCCAGGTTGATGACGACAACCTAATTGTAAATCAAACTGGTCTGGTTGGTATAGGAACTACTATTCCCACTGAGGCTTTGGATGTCCGAGGTAAAGTTAGCGTACTTCAAGATCCAAGTGTTGCAGGATCTGGAATGATCAATGCAACAAGTGGTATAATTACATCACTTACTGTAACTGATACACTAATTGTTAATAATGCCAATGTAAGTACAGGACAAGTTGGTGAAGGTGTTGCTGTAGGATCTCCTGCTGGAGTTGTAACTGCTACCAGTGGTATTGTTACATATTTTGGTGATGGACAATATTTACAAAATGTTCCTACATCACAGTGGGATAATATTAATGTTGGATTAGGATATACAAGCATATATGCAAAAGGAAATGTAGGTGTCAATACTGTAGATCCTAGATTCTCCTTCCAAGTTGGTGGTAACAATACAGATAATTTAGGTAGTTTTGCAGAGGGTGTAGGTATAAACTCTACTGGTGGCATTGTAGCAACTGGAGTTATAACTGCATCTAGTCTTAAAGGTGATGTTCTTGGTAATATTGATAGTGGAATATCAACCATAGGACAAATAGAATCTACTAATACTAATGTTACTGGAATTGTAACTGCTGGTATAGGATTTACTGGAGATATAAGGGGTAATGTAGTAAGTGGTATATCAACCATTACAAATATAGTTGGTACTGATGTTAATGTATCTGGAATTGTAACTGCTGGTATAGGATTTACTGGAGCTTTGACTGGTGATGTAACTGGTAATGTAGAAGGAAATGTAACAGGTACTGTTAATTCTCTTGGATTATCTACATCAACTAGGTTAGATGTAACTTATATAAATTCATCAACATCTATTGGTGTTGTTACTACTGGAAGTATTAATTCTTCTAGTGCTAATATTGGTATTTCAACAGCATCTCTCTTTAATATTTCAGATAAACTTGGAGTTGGGGTAAACACTCCAGACCATGACATTCAAGTATTAAAAGTTGGATTAGCTACAGCAACGGTTATTGGAACTGATAGTGCTAGAATAAATGTTGGACAGAAATTGGTATCTAGTACTGGTATTGGTGAAAGTATAGGTGGTATTAGATTTGGTAGTACTTCAAAATCACTTGATATTTTTAATGGTGATACTGGAGATGTTAATAACTATATTCATCTTGGTAGTTTTGTTGGTCTTAATACAGGATCATTTAAGTGGTTCCATAGAAGTAACAATAATATAATGACTCTTACCTATGATGGTAAGTTGGGTATTAATAAGGAAAATCCAGAGACAGCACTCGATGTTGTTGGTGTATCAACATTTACTGGTAATGTTAAAGTTGTTGGTAATTTTGAAGTTACGGGTGGATTTACGGGAAGTGCTGCAATTCCAGATATTATTAATGGATCAAATCTTAATACAACTGCTGGTGTTTCAACCTTTAGTCATATTAGTGTAGGACATGTTGTAGGAGTATCTACTATTGCTATTGGAACTGCTTTTGAAAATGTAGTTGCTGATATTGATGCACAGTTAAGTACAGCATTAGTTAATAAAGTTGGTATTGGAACAACTGCAATTAGTGGTAAATTGCATGTAGAGGGTAATGCTTCTATTAAAAATCTAGGTATCGGAACTCACACTCCAAGATGTGCTGTTGATTTCCAAGATGCTGGTAGTGGAGGAGCAACAAGTTATATGCGTCCACCAAAAGTTACAACTACAATAAGAGATACTTTACCAACTGTCGCAGGTGCGTTCATTTATAACGAAACAACTAATAAGTTGCAAGTTTATAATGGAAGCAGTTGGGTTGATTTACACTAAGGAGTACTTATAGATGTCAATTGGATTTTCAACTTATTTGCTCTCTGAAGAAGAGCTAAAACTTGGTGAAGAGGTTGGTAAGGCATATTGGAGTGGAACTCATAACTTTGGTGTAATTAATAATTCAGCACCTGATGAAATAAAAAACTATCAAATTAAAGCAAAAGATGGTAAGTGCTGGAAAAAAGTACATTTAGAATTGATGGGTAGTGGTTCTCATACTTCCAGTGTACCAATTAGGCAAATTTTATGTAAAAATGAAAGAACTCATAGTGAAACTACAGGTTGTTATGAATTAACTAAAACAGAAGCAGATACTCTAAAAAGTCATCCTGATATTGAATGGGTTCAGTTAGATCCTGAGTTTCATGAAGAAGCTAGAATACCTGTTGAAGTGCATTCAATTAATAGATTTGGTAAGAATGTAAAAAATTATAGGAATTTAAGTAAAGAAAATAATAGTCCATCTACACCAACTGAGGTTGCAAATTCTTTAATTGCTACTACTGGTTCTCCTAATTGGATAAAAGTATCAGATAGTCATCCAAATACTCCTGCAATGAATTATTGGGGTGTAATTTGTCAAGATTTGAAGGATTATGCTGTATATCCATCTGCTCCTGCAAATGCTAATGATCAAGATCCTTTAAGAGCATCTATACAAACGGTTTCAAATACTGTTACTTGCTCATCTGCAGGACATTATCAACTACAAGTCTGGGCTGATGGTGAATGGGCAGGATGTATGGTTGAAAATGTTGCAACTGGATTTAAATTAGAAAATAATGATAGTAAATTTAGAACTCTAGATTTAGATGAGAGAGGTAGAGGGCATTTTCATGAGATTATAAATCTTGGATACATATCAGCGTCTACGCAAATACAGATAACATGTAAAGTAAGAAATGGTACTGCTACTGATCCAAATAAAAGAAATTGGGCTAATAATCCTGCAGGAATTGGTTGGAAACTACTTCATTTAGGATTTGTAACTACAGAACTTCAAGGTGGTGCATTTCCTTCTCAACCATTAACTCATGCTTTTCCTAGTGGTACATCTGCTTCAATTCCTAGTTCTGAAGATAATAGAACCAATTATGGTCCATTAAGAATGTCTACGGCTGGTACTAATCCTTGGTCTTCAGATGCAAATGCTATAGTAAACAGTGATGTTACATATGATAATGATGGAACTGATATTGATTTAATTATTGTTGATACTGGTACTTGGACTGGTCATCCAGAATTTTGTACTAATGATAAAGATCCCCAAAACTTCATTCCAGGTAATGTTTTATCTAGATCTGGAAAATCTGGTGTTTTAGATTTAGCGTTGGATGCTCCATATTATCTTGATCCTGAATGGTTTGATGCAGATCCTTCTAGTAGGCTAATAACTAGATGGGATGGAACAATAGTCCCAGATGAAGGTACTGCAAGAAATTGGTGGTATAGTTCAGTGCTTAGATCATCTACTTTTAATGCTGTCAGTACAGCTGCAGGTACTGGTTCGTTTAGTATAACTATTCCATCAAATTATACAAGAGCAGCTAATTGTGGAACTGATACTACACTTCCTACTGTGAATGATCATGGAACTAAGTGTGGTGGTGTTGCATATGGTAAGAATTTTGGAAAAGCGTTCAATTGTAATAAATGGGCAATATGTGCTATTGATATGTCCACCAGAGTTCCTACAGAAAGTGGTTGGACGATGCAAAAAATATTTCATAAGACTAAACCAAATAATCCTAAGTTTAGTGGAAATTCTATAAAAAATCCAACTGTTTCTAGTAATAGTTGGGGATATGGTAGTGCTTATGTTGGATTTTTTGTATCTGGAATGGAAAGAGTTAAGTATAATTATCAAGGAACAGAGGCATCATTTCCAAATAGACCTACTACGGATGTTTATGGAAATTCTTATAGTGAATATCCAGATGGACCTGGAAGTGGGTTTGATTACAATTCTTATTCAAATCCTTGGGTTACTAATCTACCAGCATTTATTAGAACCTCTAGTAGAAATGCACTTGTATCAACTGGATATTATGCTTTTGGATATTATTGGAAAATGTCTCCACATCTTAGAGCAGAGAATACTGATGATCCCCGTGAAGGATTTGCAGCAGAATATAATGCTGCATTAGAAGCTGTTAATAGTGGAATTCATTTTTGTAATTCTGCAGGAAATGATCAGAATTATTTTGTAACTAAAGATGATCCTAATTATGATAATTGGATAGCAAGACTTAATGATGATGGAACAATTAAAGGTGTAGCAGGTGATAACTCAAGTCATGCAAAAGTATATCCCAATCGTTCAAGTTATCCATCACAACTTGCATATGACGCAACTGGATTAAACACTATCTTATCTGTAGGTGCAATGGATGATAGATATAATTCAAATTATCCATTTAGTGATCATAGTGCAGATCCAAAAAATGATAGTGGAACTGTAGATTCTAATTTTACAGGTGATAAGTTAGAATCTATGGCGATGGGAGGTCCAAGAGGAAATCCTTCAGCTTTAGATTTTGGAGCTACTGTTAATTATGAAGATTATCCATTTTGGAAAGATAGATTTAGTGGATGGTATTTTGGTCGTAAAATGACTGATGGTGGATTTTATAGTTGTAAAGGATCTGCTGTAGACTTTTTTGCACCTGCTGATGGTATGTTATCAGCTTGTGGGAGTTCAAATTCAATTGTCTCCAATGATAACAGGTATGTTACTAGAAATGATGATATTCCTGCAAGTTGGAGCTCTTCATCTCAAGCATATCTTGATGGTTGGTTTGATGGTACTTCTTCTGCTTGCCCAGCTCTTGCTGGTACTATTGCATGTGTTCTACAACAAAATAGGCACACATCACCAGTTCATCTTAAATCATATTTAAAGTCTAATACTCCAGATGCAACTAGTTTCTTTAATGGATATAAACCATCTAGTAGTAATCCAAATGATCCATTATGGTTACTTGGAAATTCTAATATGGGTGATCCTATTAAAGTAATTAAAGAGGTAACTACACATATAAACACTCCCAATCCTTGTTATACAGTAGATAGTGGAATTGATGCAACTAGAAATTTAAATGAAAGATTTACTATAACTTCAGAATCTGGTGTTACTATGATGATTAGGGGTATTAGGGAATTTTCAGAATCAGATGTTAGTGTTCCTGTTTCTCTAAGGGTTGTTGGTGGTGCTGATGCTGGTGTTAGATATTATCCAGTTTATCCAACTAATGATATGACCTCAGCTGAGCGTGGTAATATCAAGTTTAGGATTAAATCGGGATCAAATGATCAAATTCTTGAAGTTTCTAATGATGGTGGATCTACTTATACTTACTTTAGTATAAGAGTTGTCAATGGTAACTTTGTTATTTCTAGGCAAGGTTTAGTATATTATTATTTAAATGTTGCTGATGATGTTACTTTACCTGAAGATACAACTCCAACTTATATTCTAACTACTAATTTATTGACTGTTAATGAAGGTTCACAACTTATTACTACTGTTCAAACCACTTATGTTGCTGAGAATACTACTTTATATTGGAGTTTATCTGGAACTGGTATAACTTCTGGTGATTTTTCATCAGGTTCTCTAACTGGACAGGTATCTATTGCTGCTAATGGAAATGCTGTTTTCAATCATACTCTTGCTAATGATTTAAGTACAGAGGGAACAGAGACTATTAATATTAAGTTATTTACAGATGCTTCTAGAAATACTCAGGTTGCCACAGCTAATGTTAATATTGAAGATACCTCTAAAGGTGCAACTTATTCAATAGCACCTGATGAATTAAGTATTAATGAAGGAGAAACTGTTAGGTATACACTTACAACAACTAATGTTGAGAATGGAACAGTCTTATATACAGATTTGACTGGTATATCTGCTAATGACCTTTCATCTGGTCAACTACAATCATCTTGGTCTGTATTTAATAATACATTCTTTGCTGATTATACTTTAGCAGAAGATTCTACGACAGAAGGAAATGAAGTAATTACTTTCAAAGTATATACTGATTCTGCTAGAACAAATGAAGTAGCATCAAATAGTAGTCTTACTGTTGTTGATACATCTGTGGATGCCTCTCCATCATATAGTTTGAGTTGCACACCAACAGGTTCTGTTAATGAGGGTTCTAATATAGTAGCCACTGTTGCTACAACTAATGTTACTACAGGAACTGTTCTTTATTGGGAAATATCTGGAACTAATATAACAGGTGCTGATTTCACTACATCATTAACTGGATCATCATCAGTTAATAGTTCTGGTAATGCAGTTTGGACAAATACATTAGCGAATGATGTAACTACTGAAGGTGATGAGACATTTAATCTAAAAGTATATACGGATTCAGGTAGAACAAATCAGGTTGCTAGTACTTGGACACAGGTTATAAAGGATACTTCATTAGGTATTACTTATGGAATAGCAGCAGCAAAGACTTCTTATAATGAAGGTGAGACTATGTATGCTGCTGTCTCTACTACTAATGCTTCAGTAGGATCTACTCTTTATTGGAAGATAGATCCAATATCTAATACTTTAAATGCTAGTGATTTTAGTGGTGGATTAGAAGGGTCAGGAACTCTTGATAGTAATGGGCAATTTACTTTCACTCGTGTAATATCTAACGATACTACCACAGAAGGAAATGAGACATTTACATTAAAATTATACACAGATTCTTCAAGATCAAATTTAGTTGCAACTTCTTCTACAATTACTATTGTTGATACTTCTGTAGATGCTCCTACTTATACTATATCTGCTTCACCTACCAGTGTTAATGAAGGTTCTAGTTTTACAACTACAGTTACGACAACTAATGTTCCAGAAAATACAACTTTATATTGGGCATTAAGTGGATCTAATGTTGATGCTTCTGATTTCTCTTCAGGTTCATTGACTGGATCTGGAACTATAACGAGTAATTCATTTAATTTCTCACATACACTTGATGAAGATGTTACTACTGAAGGAGCAGAGACTGTTAATATCAAATTATATTCAGATTCTGGAAGAACAGTTCAAGTAGGATCTACTGTAGATGTTACTATTAATGATACATCACAAACTCCTGTAGTTCCCTCATATTCTATTACACCATCTAAAACTTCTATTAATGAAGGAGAAACCCTTACAACTACAGTTACTACAAGTAATGTTTCTCAAGGAACTACTTTATATTGGTCGTTAGATCAGCATACTGGATCTGTAAATGCTGCTGATTTTTCTTCAGGTTCTTGGACTGGTGATGATACTATATCAAATAATACTATTACTTTCTCTCATACTATTGCTGCTGACGCAACAACAGAAGGAGAAGAAAAGTTTGCGATTGTATTAGCTACTGATGCTGGTTTTAGTAATATTGTAGCAACTTCAGCAGTAATTACAATTAATGATACATCTCAACCATCAGGATCACCCACATATGTGCTTTCAGCAAATACTAATCCAATAGATGAAGGTTCATCACTTATAATCACTGCTACAACAACTAATGTTGCAGAAAATACAACATTATATTGGTCATTTAGTGGAACTGGTATAGCTGCTGCTGACTTTATGGAGGGAACATTAGAAAGTAATACTGTAATTCCTGCAAGTGGAGTTAATAATTGGTCAACCAGTATAAAATCAGATGCTCTTACTGAAGGAAATGAGACTCTTTTGGTTAAATTATTCACTGATTCTGCAAGAACAACTCAGGTTGGTAATACACTTAATGTTACTATTAATGATACATCAACTACACCAACTCCTACCTATGCATTGAATACTAATGTAAGTCAGATTGATGAAGGTGGAGCTTGGACTACAGAAGTTGTTACTGGTAATGTTGCTCAAGGAACAACTTTATATTGGTCATTAAGTGGTACTAATTTAGATGCTTCTGATTTCTCTTCAGGTGCATTGACTGGTGATGATGTTACTGCAGCTAATGGAACATTTTCATTCTCTCATACAACTTCTCTTGATGTAACTACTGAAGGAGATGAAACTGCTGTAATTAAATTATTCACTGATTCTGCAAGAACTAATCAAGTAGCAACTACAAATGTTCTTATTAAAGATACTTCAGAATCATCAGGAAGTCCTACTTATACTCTTTCTACTACTGCTACCCGATTTAATGAAGGAGATTCATTTACAACTACAGTTACTACAACTGATGTTGCTGAAGGAACTGTTCTTTATTGGGCATTAAGTGGTACTGGAGTATCTGAGGATGACTTTAATCTAGCAGATACTACTACTGGTTCGGGTACTATTACAAGTAATACTTTTACCTTTAATCATACAATTAAAGAAGATGCAATTACTGAAGGTGATGAAGTAATTTCTATTAAATTATACATTAATGCTGATAGAACAATTCAGGTTGGTAATACTCTTGCTGTAACTATCAGGGACAGTTCTCAACCAGGATATTGTATAAGAGTGACAGCACCTAATAATAATGAATATATACTAACAGGAGTAGATAGAAACGGCACAATTTAGAGAGACTAATGGCTAGTAATCCTACGATAACATTTAAGGAAGGTGATAGAATTAATCTTAATGTAGATGGTGCAACTGGGCATCCATTTTATATTAAAACGACAGATACAACAGGATCAGGTGATCAAGTTTCTGGTGTAAGTAATAATGGTACTACAGATGGTATGGTTATATGGCAGACTGTAGGTGGTGATGCTGGTACTTATTATTATAAATGTGGAAATCATGCTGCAATGGGTGGAACCATTGTTATTCAAAGTTCTGCACCATTACCTGGATATAGTATAGATGTAACTGCTGCTAGTGCTGCAGATTATACTCTTGTAGGTAAGGATAGTACTGGTAATGTATCTGGAGATGATATTGATATTACAATAAAGGAAGGTGAGAGAGTTAATTTTTTAGTAGATGCTTCTGGACATCCATTTTATCTTAAAACGCAAGCATCTTTAGGATCTGGAGATCAAATATCTGGTGTAACTGGTCAAGGATTAGCAAATGGTGTTGTCTATTGGACTGCACCTGCTGGTAGTACAGGAACATATTATTATCAATGTTCTTATCACGCTGGAATGGGTGGTAAGTTAATAGTAACATCATCTAATACTTCTGAAGATCCTTCTTATAGTGATAAAACCTCAAATGGAGGACCATTAACAATGCATGCTTCTGCTTTTTTAGATATTGAGAAAGCAGGACCATATTTCACTGGAAGTGTTCCTATTAAGTTCAGTCAGATGAGGAGTTATTTCAAAGAAAAAACTACTGGATCAGTATCAGCAAAAGAACTTAAAAGAAATATTAATGATCTTGACAGAAATCCTATTGTCCCAGATTCTACAGAAAATAGTAATGTAACACCTATTGCTGGATTTGATTGGAAGACAAGTCAATTTAGAGGATCAGTAAAAAGATATTATGCAACCACAAATAATACAGGTGGAGGTACTGGAGGTGCTATTTCTCAATTAAGTATGGGTAGATTTAGTGGTGCTAATGGAGCAGATTGGAGTAATGGTGGTACACAGGGAGTAGATAGTATTAATCAACTTGATGGTAATGTTGCAAGAAATGTTCAAAAGCACATTTATATTACTAAAGTACTATATTCTGGTGATATGGGTACTGATGGATATCATAGTGATGTTGGTAATGGTAAGGATAAAGTACCTGCTGCTAGGTTAATACCAAGCGAACCAAATAATGCAGCAGTTCCAGCACATAATGTTAGAATATATGTTGAGGATAGTGGAGCAATTTATGGATCTGCTGGTTTAGGTGGATATGATCCAAATGGTGGATATACAAATGGTGTTCCTAAGAAATCTGCTCCAGGTAAAGATGGTGGAGTAGCATTAAAAATACTTCATACTGGAAGTCAAACTGATATTTACCTAAAGAATAACGCTAAAGTCTGGGGTGGCGGTGGCGGTGGTGAACAAGGCACTATGGGAGAACTTATTGGTTCTTCTATGGAAGATATGAAACATAATTGTGTTAAAAATTATGTTGTAAATAGTGGATGTGGACAAGAACCAACTTGTAATGCTGGTGATACCTTAGTTCCAGGTTCTGTTGAAAGTACTGGACCTTGTGGACCTGAAGGAGAAGATCAAACAAAGACTGGTGTTTGTCAAAATATTGTAAAATCTACTGAACCAATTCAAGGTATAGGTGGTAGAGGTGGAGATGGTGCTGGATGGAGGTATACCATGCCTAATCCTTTTGGAGGTCCTCAAGAAGAAACTGAAGGTGGTGATGGTACAGAACCTCAGTGTGGAGTTTGTCCTGAAGGAACTAATTTACAGGGTGGAAATTGTTCTAGTGCAGGTGGTAAAGGTGGTGATGGTGGAGATTGGGGAAAAGATGGTCAACCAACAGCACCATTAGATGCTGCACCATTACAAGATGCTGGTAAAGGTGGTGCTGCTATTTGTGGATTGAATCCTGATACTGGAGCAAAGAACTGGGTAATAGGTGGAACAATATCAGATAGTACACTAAAAGGAAAATATACAGGAGATTGTATCGGTGGTGGAGCTCCAATACCACCAGTACCATCACCTGCAACGGTTACTGTAAGTAAACCACATTATGTTAGATTTGGAGATGATGCTGGTAATGGAACTGATGGATATGGTGCAGATGGAGCAGCAAATCTACTTGTAACAGCACCACCTGACAGTTCTGATGGTAATATTTGTAATTTCAGAATTAAATATAGTTGGAATGATAGAGAAGGATTGGGTGTTCATATGAGTGGAATGGAAGTTGCTGGTAGAATATTCAGACTACCATCAAAAACTTGGTATCTTTCTTATAATAACCCTAACAAATCACCAGGAATGGAAAATAACTGGTCACAGTATATGAAAGTGTATGCAATCTTCCCTGGTGATGCTAATTATATGGATAATGAGGATATTGAATATAATAGGTATCCACATCAAACATTAGCTGATGAGGTACATACACTCAGATATAGATTTTCTATTCCTAGAAATAATAGCCAATCATTTAGATTAGTTGCACAGGCAGATAATCAGGCAACATTTGCACTGGGAAAAGTTGGAGAATCAACTAGAGAAATAGGTAGGATTGCAGAATTTAGTAATCCTGGTGAAGGTGGTGATGTACTGGATTTAACATTCCCTGCTAATGATTCAAGATTTACACCAGGTGATTATAATTTAGATGTTACTATAAAGAACTCTAAGTTCCCTGCTGGACAGGAACCAGTAGAAGGTGCAAATGATGATTGGGCATATAATCCAGGTGGAGTTGCTTTTGTTATGATGAGGGGTAGTTGGCCATCATGGGATGATAGATTTGATGATGATGACGATGATGGTTATCCAGATTATATGATATCTTCTAGAAGAACAAGTAATCTTAGATATGAGAGAACTGGATCTACTATACAAAACTTTGATTTACCACAAGGAGCTTATCCTATTGAATGGGGTGGATTGAATCCTAGAAATGTTGATGCTGGTAAGAATTATCCTAATGCTTCTAGGATGCAATTCCAACAAGGAAAAGAAATACAATTATTAGATGATGATAGTACTGATGCTAATGGTAGATTTGAAATATTACACGAATGGCAAGATGTCATATATCTAGGTGCTGCTTTATCTTGGTCTACTGATGCTGAGAATACATTAACAGCAACAGCAACACCTAATGATCCTACATTCCAATTTGCTGGAAAGACTGGATCTGATAATGTAGAACCAATGGCATCAACGAAATATAAATTCACTGCTATAGGACCTGGTGGTGCTGATATAGAAGAAAGAAATATAATGTAACTTGACAGTGAACTAGATTTTTAGTATACTATTATTATGAAATTTACTCTTGCAATAGGAAACCCTCCTTATGGTGTAGGAGGGAATCTTGCTATAAAGATATTAAATAAAACTTCCGAGATCACAGATGATATTAGGTTTGTATTACCTACCTCTATGAGGAAACCTTCTTGTCAGAATAAGATTAAACCATATCTCCATTGTGAAGTTGATGATGATCTAGACAGTGCTACTTTTCCTGGTGGAATCAATGCTGTGAAACAGTATTGGAAAGTAAAAAACACATCGAGATTTGAAATAGGAGTGAACGAGATTCCTATGCACACCGAGCATCCAGATTTTGAATTTCTAGATTACAAAGATAGATTTGAAGCAGATGTTTTCGTTGGTGAGTATGGATGTGGTCCTAGTGGAGTAGTAAAGACCGAGAACTTTACACATTATGCTAAGGGACATCACTTTCTAAATGTTAGATCACCAGAGGTTATACAGAATCTAGTTGAGTTCGCTCCTAAGTTTAGAGAGGTAGCAACCCAATGTAATGGAAGGTATCACTTTGGTAAGAATGATTTGATTACAACTTATATTCAATGTCTAGATGAAAAAGAATAAGCATAATATAGAGACTGGATCTAGTATTGAAAGATCTGATGAAAGAATAAAAGAAACCCAAGAGGTATTCACACCTGCTGAGTTGGTAGAATTGATGATAGATGAGATTGCTGTTTCGTTATTGAAAGATCCTAACAGCAAATTCATTGATAATTGTGCTGGTAGTGGCAATTTCTTAATTGGACTAAAGGAACGCCTCTGTTTGTATCATAGTGAGAAGCATGTGTTGAATCATATGCTATATGCAGTAGAATTACTAGAGGATAACCACAAGGAACTATGTGGTCGTTTAGGTGTGACAGTTCATCATCCGCACTATGTTTGTGCAGATGCTTTGAAATACGACTATAGTTTTGGTGAACCGATAGGTGTTGAGCAGTTCTTTTGAAATAATTCGACACACACTTGACATTCATTCTGGTTATGTTATAGTACAAATGTTGAGAGGAAATCAAGTGAAGCTATCGCAGCAATAAACACTTGTTAGTATTCTTGATATGTTCACCATATTATGCCATAGGCACTTTAAATATGACTAATTATCCAAATTTTGAGATCCCTGATCTTGATGGTTCAACAACGGACTTTATGTCTTGGGAGGAATTCCAGACTGCTGACGGGATGCAAAAACTAGTAGATCACTACAACAGTCAAATTGATAGACTAAATGATCTTTTTGAGAATTGCACAATTATTCGTTGCGAATCTGCAAATGTAAGTCATCTAAGAAATCTTGGAGACGCTAACTTTGGTAGAGCGAAAGGTAATGATCCAGATGCTCTAGCAACAGTACAAAGAAATTTTAAAGATGGTTGGAATCCTAACTGCATGCCACCATTTTCCTTTGAGGACAATACTCGCTTAAACGGGGCTCATAGATTATGGGACTTAGAATTAAGAGGGATCACATCTTGCCCAACCTTTAGAGTAGTTCCTAAAGTTGGTTGCACTAGAGCTGATGTTCATTATGAAGTTGGACTCTTATTTCAACCACTTCCAAAGGGAACTCCTGCTAAGTTTGAGGACTTTGCTATCAACGGAATTAATTGGTGGCAAGGTAGAAGAGCAAAAATGGATGTTGAGTTAATCCTTGAGAATTGGGATAGAGAAACTCAACCCATTCCACAAAAAATTGTAACTCTGGTTACAAAGTGGGTCAGGAAATATGCCAAGCATCAAACTTCTGCCACTCAGGAACTTCTAATTGCTAGAATCCTTAACTCAACTGAAAAACAATCTTTCTTAGTTCACTTTACTCGTCAAGATGCAAAGGGTTATTGCTCTAAGCGTGGAGTTAAGATAAGGGAAGTAAGCAGCAAAGTAAAGGTTACTAACAGTCAGGTCAATAGATTGATAAGTGCTATGGCTCCTGTTCACATCTATCGTGATTTTCTTCCCCAGTTCTTAGTAGATGCTAAAAACGATATAACATCTATTATCAACTTGTATCTCAATGTCAAGAAAATTGATAAGGCAAGTAAAGTAGAAAAGCTTTGCTATGACCAGTTAAAAGTTCTTGAAGAATATTTGAGATTGATAACCGAACTTACTGGTGGTAAAACAGACTACCTAAAGTATCTTAAGATAGGTTATCGTTTACCTCATGTTGCTAAGACAGATGTAGGTGAGAACGGTGCTTCACAGTTAGTTCCATTAGAATCTCCTACTGGATTACTTGAAACTTGTCACAATGCAGTTAATGATCCTGAAGAGGTTGAGGCTAAGAAAGCTAAGAAATCTAAGAAATCTAAGAAAGGTGGTTTAACTGATGAAGATTTAAGGACTTTGTATGAGATGACTTATACTCTCCTCAATCAAAACTTTGAAAGAGGTGTTCCTTTTAACTTCCAGTCTGCATCTGATATTGTTTATCCAGTTCGCAAATGTGTAAGTACATTCAAAAGTATGAATTCTTTTGAGGGAACACTAAGATCAGAGTTGCAGAAACTGAGAAATGATGGTAAGTTAGAGTTTACAGAATCAGGTCTGTACACACTTCTCTAACTGGCACAAGACCCCTTCGGGGGTCTTTTTTTATGCTATAATATATTCAACTGAGAAACATTGATGCCATTACGTCCACACCAA